ATATTGTATTCTGCTGGACCAGCAACCATTAATTCTTTTGCTTCTGAATTTTGTAATCTTTCTGAAAGAGGTATGAAATCTCGTGGAAGAAAAATTAAATTTTTTTATGTTCCTCCATCACAGATTGAAGAAAACATGGAGCAAGTAAACTACTTTGCTTTTTTAAGTAAGCCAAAACAATCAGCATCAAAATTAGTTAGCATTGCTGAATCAAAAAATATAGAGGTCGGTATTTTCCGATATTAGTTGGGGGCTAAATTATGTTAATAAACAAACTAGAAACTATGGAAAAGATAGTAAAGCAAAACAATTTACTTTCTTGGATTGGCTGGGATGTAGTAGAACGCAAAAAAACAGAGATGGGCAGAACTGCTGTTAATGGAGTTCGAATTGGGGATCAGTGGTATACACAACGAATATTTAAAATTGATCGCAATGGCTGGGATATTCCACATAAGTATAAGATGTAGGTGTTTTTATGAAACAGCACCTATGGAAAGACGATGCTTCATGTCTAGGCCTTGATAATAATTTATTTTTTGAAACTTATGAAGAAGACTTAGAAGTAAGACCAATAATTGATTCACTATGTGGTAGATGTCCAGTAGCAAAAAAATGTTTTGCTGTTGGAGTTTCTTCTAAAGAATGGGGAATCTGGGGCGGTGTATACTTAGAGTCTGGGGAAATTTCTAAAGAATTTAACAGTCACAGAACAAAATTAGGCTGGGCAGAAACTTGGCAATCTTTAACAATGGATAAATAATATGTGGTCCTGGATACTTGCAATAATTGGTGTTATTGGAATCTATTTTGTTGGTAAAAAAACAATATGGGGATGGCTTGTTCTTTGCCTTAATGAATGCTTGTGGGTAGTTTATGCCGTAACTACCAAACAATATGGATTTATTTTAGCAGCCATTGCCTATGGGTTTATATACGTTAAATCATTTATTCAATGGCAAAAGGAGGAAGTATGATTATTCAAATAATTGGACTGCCAGGTTCTGGTAAAACCATTCTTGCAAAAGAATTAAAAGAACGCATTAATGCTATTCACCTTAATGCAGATGAAGTTCGTGCAACAGTTAACTCAGATTTAGGGTTTAGCCCTGAAGATAGAATTGAACAAGCAAGACGTATGGGGGATATGGCAAGACTTATTGCTAAGCAAGATGTTGCTCCAGTAATAGTTGACTTTGTATGTCCAACTAATTTAACCCGTGCAGTTTTTGGTAAGCCAGATATTTTAATTTGGGTAGACAGAATTGAATCTGGAAGGTTTGAAGATACAAACAAGATGTGGGAAGATCCAGAGTCATGCGATGTCAGAATTTCTTGCGGGATGACTGTAAAGGAGGAAGCTGATCTTATTATTGCTGCTTGCCAGTTACATGACTGGTCCGCACCAACTACACTTATGCTTGGTCGCTATCAACCATGGCATGAAGGACATCATGCTTTATATTTAGAGGCGGGAATGCGAACAAATCAGGTATTGCTTGGAGTTCGTAATACATACAACACAAGTGAAAAAGATCCTTTAAAGTTTGATCAGGTAAAAGAATATATAGCCAAGGATGAATTCATGGATGGTGCATTAGTATTAAGACTACCTAACATTACTAACATTGTTTATGGACGTGATGTTGGGTATAAAATTGAACAAGTAGATTTGGGGGCAGACATTCATGCTATCTCTGCTACACAAAAGCGCAAGGAGATGGGTATATGAATGTAACTAAACAAAGATCAGCACTTAAGGCTATCACCTGGCGTGTCATTGGCACAGCAGATACATTTGCTATATCTTGGGTAATAACCAAAGAACCAGTAACAGCAGGTGCAATTGCAAGTTTTGAGGTAGTTACAAAAACAATCCTTTATTACTTTCATGAGCGAGGGTGGAACAGGGTTAGTTGGGGTAGAAAATAATGTATACAGATTCAATGCGTAAAGCTTTTCATTCAATAACCCCTCCAAAGGGATTCCAAGTCCAAGTTATTGATAGTGATCATTTTCTTGTAATTAAATTAAATGAACACTCATTTGCCAGAATGGTTCATGATGAAAAAATACAGGCACTGCAGTATGTGGTAAATGTTAAAAAAGCTTTAGAAATGAACGGAGCAATAGTGTTGGTTACACGGGAGGCAATAAAATAATGTTATTTTTAATTTACAACAACGTGCTAGATGGTATATACTTATAATATGGGATCTTTAATAAGTAATATTATTCTTGCAACATCCCTTACCTTGGCTGGGTCTTTTGCATTTGCTTATTTAATTTCATTGCTTAAAATAAATAAATTAAATAAATCACTTACAAGACTATTAATTTCTCATAAATCATTACAAGACTTTATTGACAATAATAATGTTCAATTTAAAAATGAGAATGATATTCACAAGGAAAATTTTATTAAATTTCTTTCTGATTCTAGGGACTGGGCATATCAATATATTGAAGATGTTCAAAAATCAATAGATGGTATTATAGAAAAAACAAAAGATACGGTAAGTTATCATAACGATTTTGGTTCATTAGAAATTGAACCATATGCAACACAAATAAGCATATTATCAGATGCAATAGAAGAATTAAAAACCCTATTACCAGAAAAAATAGATAAGGTGATTTAATAGTGAACTTTTATTACTTTAACACACACGTAGAAGATGTCGAAGAACTACATGCTAATCATTTTTATGGTGGTCTATTTATTTATGATGTTACAAAAGGTGAATCTTTTACAAAAATAGCTAGGGTTATTGATAGCGATAAAGAATTTAAATATTTAGTAGCAGCTCGTCCATATGTAATGTCTCCACAATTTTTATGTTTGTTATACAACTCTCTTAATGAAATGAGCCCAGGAAGAATACAAATAAATCTAGTATCTGGAAGTGGACTTACTCAACAGGCTATTAAACAAACTAGAAGAGAATATATAGATGGTGACAAAAAAGACTTTAGTGGAATCATGGGAGATGTAACAGATGTGTCTTCTAATATAGATAGATCAAACTATTTAATAGACTTCTTAGACATGCTTAATGGTCTTGATACTAAACTTCCAGATTTTTTTGTTTCAACAACAAATAGATATGTTTTTAATGCAGCGTCAAAACATAATAATAAAATGATTATTCCTTATGCTATGTATAAAAGTAAAGCTTTTGAGTTAGACAATAAAAAAATAATGGTATCAATAAGGCCAAAGCTTAGAGAAACAGAAGAAGAATTAGAGGCTTTGCCAAAACCAGATGGAATATGGAATAAGTATCTTGAACAAGATGATCGTAAAGAATATGATTACTTTACCTACAAAGAATTTGCTGAAGTGATAGATAAACTAAAGAATGAAAATATTGAAAATATTCTTTTAACTGCTGGAGGAATCGAACAAATATACAATCCACCAATTGAAGAAAGAATAAATATAATAAGTTTTGTAAAACAATACAAAGAAGGAATATTTAAGGGGTAAAAATGAAAGATATTGTGCTATCAACAATAACAGGTTTTGGATGTGGCGTCGTGTTTGCTGCATTCAAATTGCCAGTTCCAGCACCACCAGTTTTTGCGGGAGTCGCAGGAATTATTGGTTTATGGATTGGTTTTACAATACTAACACGAGTTATATCCTAGGAGGAATAATATGAATACAGAACAACTAAAAGGAATGCTAGCTTCGTATGGTCGATCAGTTCTTGCATCAGGTCTAGCACTATACATGGCTGGAGTAACAGATCCAAAGGATTTGTGGACAGCTCTAGTAGCTGCAATCGCTCCAGTAGCATTAAGAGCAATTAATCCAAATGATAAGGCTTTTGGTGTCTTGCCAGACGCTAAGGCCGTAGATGAGGCTCTGAAGGCTGCTAAGGCACCTGCAAAGAAGAAGGCAACAACAACAAAGAAGAAGTAATATCTTCTATTAGAGGGCCAGTCTAGAAATGGGCTGGCCTTTTTATTTATTTATAATATCTAAATATTTGTTTTTTAAACTATCAACAGAAAAATTATTTATACCAATATTGTATGCGAATTCTTTGATTTCATTTTTTTCATTAGTTTTAATATATTTATCAATAATTCTAGCAAGACTATCTGACTTTGCATCATAAACATTAACCATTGATTTTGTTCTAAAACTATCAATCTGTCCCGATTCAGCTAACCATTGCGATGGTAGAATTGCATTATTGGGTGATATGTTAGTCATAAAAACTGGCAGGGCACTCATAAGAGCTTCGTTCATAGGCAAACAAAGACCAGCATAGCGTCTAGGTAAAACCATAGCATCAAACCCACTATACATATCTTGTCTATTATCGGGATTTCCTATTTCAATTTTTACCCTTGAATCATTACAGATAAGATTTAAAGGTGTCTGTGATTTTATAACTAATTCGTAATCTTCTTTAGAATATTTAATCATTTTAAGAATACTTTCAGTTCCGTTCCTATCCTTTGCAGCTTTCTTACCAGCAATATGTAGTATACGCCTATGATCTTTGGATAGATTTATTTCTTTTGCTTGATTAAATAAAGCATGATCTGTTGGTGGTGGTAGATGCATTACTTGTGTTTTGTTTCCAAATTTTTGCACGATTACATCTAAGTTCCATATACTAGGAGCAAGCAATACATCTGGCAAAGTCCATTCTGGGTGTGCTAAATGACCGAATAGTTCGTAGTTATACTGAAGTATAGTTTTAATCCCTTTTTGTTTAGCAAGATCAACCAACTCTAAATGATAAAAGGTTTCACAACTAATAACAACATCGATGTTTTCTAAAAATGCTAACACTTCGTTGGTTCTAGGCATACCCTTTTTAGTTTCAATAACATTATAATCTTTATACCATTCAGGATGTTGCTTATTATTATTAAAAAACTGGGAATTTATTAAAAGAATCTTATCAGGATTAAGCATCTTAACAAGTTCCATAGTCTGATTACCTAAACCAGTATTGTCAGATCTTGCTATAATTCCTAATCTCATTCTTTATATCCCCATATTTTATCATCTGTAGTAAATTTTTGAGTTCCTTCACGACCATCTAAATGGTATGATCTTTTTATATTCCCTTCTGGATGATAGATCCAAAGCTTGTGATAACTCCAACCTTCTTCACTAAAGGTATCATAAGGCAAACAATCATCTTGAATTTTACCGTGAAATCTATCTTCAATAAAGGTTCTTTCATCAGAAAAAGGTAAAACAACATCTTTGTAATATCTTACAGTGCTTAAGTGAGGCCTCTGACTCCATTGTGCAGTTTTCATAAAGCAATCTTCTAAACCAAACATTAAATGTTTATGTGGTTCTGGAATCTGTGCTTCAAAATG